TTTACAAGTATTGACCTAGACCCTGAAGATCCTACCAGAACTCTTTACAAGTGGAGATTTAATCCTCACTATGATGAAGAGTATGAGAAGACTGAACCAGCAGCTAATGGTCATTTCAGATATCTTGTCCCTGTATCAGAGTTGATTAAGATTGAAATGGAACAAGCAGTAGAGGTAAGTGAGTTCCCAGACTTTGATGAGATCATGGATCCAGATCTAGATGCTCCGTTGAGTCAAATTACAATGAGAGATCTTGCAGCTATCATGCTTAAAAAGCCTGTTAGTAACAAGAAATGGTTAAATGACATCATTAATTCTTAAGTCATGGGAATAGTATTGCCAACTGTAAAAATTAAGGGGGACAGAGTGAACCCTAAGAGAATATTAATTTATTCTAAGCCAAAGACTGGTAAAACCACAGCGTATGCTGGTCTTGAAAACAATCTGATTTTTGATTTAGAAAACGGAACTGATTACATTGATGCTCTGAAGATCAAGATCACTACTCTTCAAGAACTGCTAGATGCCGGTAAGGCTATTAAGGAAGCAGGAAGACCATATGATTATGTTACCATAGATACTGTAACTGCATTAGAGGAAATGATTATGCCATTGGCTATCAAACTCTACAGACAGACAGCAATGGGTAAGAACTTTGATGGTGATACTGTAATTACTTTAGCTAATGGTGCAGGATATTTATATATCCGTCAAGCATTCTTCCAAGTATTGGATTTTATTGATACATTAGCGCCCACAATTATCTTATCAGGTCATATCAAAGACAAACAAGTTGATGATAAAGGTGAACTAGTTATGTCTGCCAACATTGACTTAACTGGTAAGATTAAATCTATGATTTGTGCACAGGCTGATGCTATTGGTTACATGTATAGAAAAGGTAACAAGACCATTCTTACATTCAAGACCAATGATGAAGTCACTTGTGGTGCAAGACCAGAGCATCTTAGAAATGAGGAGATAGTAATAACAGAGATGATTGACGGAGTCCTTAAGACAACTTGGGACAAGGTATTTATTAACAAATAAAACAAAGAAAGATGGCTTTAAGCACAACAGATTTGGGCAAAGAAGGTGGAGGACTACCTAAAACATTTGCACCGGGAAACCACGCACTGCAAATTAACAGTGTGTATTTAGAAGATTTCAAATTCATTCCAGATGCAGTACATCTCATGATGAACATGGAGACTGAACCTATTGAAGGGTTTGAAGGATTTATGATTGACAAAGATGATGCAAGCAAAGGTCACTATGCAGGTCAGATTGGTAGAGTTAAGGCTAGCCAATATGCATTTGCTGATGGTGAGACTAAGTCAGGTATCAAGATTCAGAGAGATAGATCTATCATGATGTTCTTGCAGAACTTATGTAAGACTTTGGGAATCAATGATTGGTTCTTGGCCCAGGATAATAAGCATGACACAATTCAGGAGTTTGTAAATGCATTCAATGCTACTGCTCCTTTTAAAGATAAGTATCTTGAGTTCTGTATTGCTGGTAAAGAGTATGAAGGTAAAACTGGTTACACTAATTACGATATGTGGTTGCCAAAAGGTTCTAAAGATGGTTATGCCTATGCAGCTAAAGGCTCTAAGGTAATACCTTACAATGAGGTAGATCATCTTAAGAAACTAGAAGTAAAACCCGTTGTGGGATTCGGTGATGATGATTTGGATATTCCAAGTAGATCATCTTCAGACTTCAGTCTTGACTAAGCATAACAGCTTATAGTTAAAGGGGAGTCTACGGGTTCCCCTTTTCTATTAAATTTACAAATTATGATATCTACAAGAACAATTATCGGGGGTATAGAAGATGTACCAAGAGAATGGATATTTGAGTATTATCTGAATCTCAAGGAAAGACTCACAGGCCAAGATGTAAAGATCCTATCTGCATTTAATTCTAGTGACAAAGTACCATCCATGTTTGTCTATTTTGACACCATGAGTGGACAGTACAAGTTTAAAGATTTCTCTTCAGGTCATCAGGGTGATGCAATTCATTTAGTAACATGCTTGTTTAATCTTGGAACATTTGCTCATACAGTCAATAAGATTGTGGCTGATTATGCTGCCTATCTCAAGGATAATAACATTACTGCAACTACAGAGCATCAGTTTCATGATAAGTTTAAGGTTACTGACTATGAGATCAGACACTGGACTAATCTAGATGAGGCCTATTGGATGAGTTACAAGATAGGTTCTAAGTTATTAGAGCACTATAATGTATCACCGTTAGAGTTCTTCACTATGGAGAAGACAGAACTAGATGGTACTGTAACTTCTATGACCTTTAATAGAAAGTATGTCTATGGTTATTTCCGGGAAGATGGTTCTCTGTACAAGATCTACATGCCCAAGAATCCAGAGAAGAAGTTCATCAAGGTTGAGAATTATACACAGGGTTCTGATCAGTTAACCTCTAGCAGTTGTGATGCTTTGATTATTACTTCATCTCTCAAAGATTTAATGGCATTTAGGAAACTTGGAATAAAAGGTTATCAATCAATTGCTCCTGACAGTGAGAACAGTATGATTACTAAAACTGGTATGCACATATTGAAGCAAAGATTTGGTAAGGTGATCGTCTTGTTTGACAATGATGAACCGGGTATAGCAGCAGCTAAGAAGTATCAGGAAAACTATGGAGTTAGCTATGTAGTGCTTGATATGGAGAAGGATTTATCTGATTCAGTCAAGGCTCATGGTCTTATTAAAGTCAAGGAAAAATTAGTATCTTTATTAGATGAGTTGGACATTTCAAGGTAAAGAGTTTGATGAATTCTGCATCCCAGAAGGCGGTGTAGGTTTTATCTACATGATGACTGCCATTATAGATGGTAAGTCAGTTGCATATATTGGTAAGAAGAACTTTTTTGCTAATATCAAAAAGAAGATGGGTAAGAAAGCATTGGCTATGAGCACTGATAAAAGGCTCAAGAAGTATACGCGGGAACTTAAACCAGATTTCATGAGATATTACAGCAGTAATAAGATTCTCAAAGATGCTCACAAAGCAGAAGTACAAATCAAGAGAGAGATTCTCAGGATATGTTATTCAGCCACAGAGCTTACATACCAAGAAGTAAAGCACCAGTTTCAATATGAGGTGCTTGAGAAAGAAGGATTCCTTAATGGGAATATCTTAGGTAGGTTTTACAAAACAAAGTAATATGCGTTCAAAAGAAAAAGCAGATGAATTGTATAACAATTCACTAAAACTTCACGGCCCAGAAAAAGCTAAGAAAGAAGCATTGAACTCTGCTCATGCTGCTAAAGCTCTTGCTCCTATGGACCGTTGGGAATATTGGGGAAGAGTTGTAAATCACATAATTTCAAGATAAGTATGACAGAAATGGAAACAACAGCTGTTCTACTTCAGTTAGCTGATCATGGTATTACTGGTATTCTAGTGACATATTCAGGTGGTGGAGATGATAATCAGATTGATGACATTGTATACACTAAAAACAAATTAAGTGAAGATGATAATCGTGCTATTAATGAACTTGATAGTATAACTACTTATTCACCTTCTGCTTTGCATTTACAGGATATAGACATTGACACTTACGATACACTTCATGATTTTGTTATGAGTATTCTTTTATATTCACGTGACATTCCAAATTGGTGGAAAGATGATGGTGGTTATGGTGCTGTATCAATATTAGTACCTTCTGGTAAATATAGGATTGTCAATACTATTTATATTACTGAAACAGATACTAGTATTCATAGTGGTAATTTATTAAATAAAACAGAAGAGATATGATTTTAAACAGACAAGAAGCAAGTAATATCTTAAAGATGTTACAGTCAGAAGATCAAGACAACATGACTATAGCTTTCCAGGCTATTGATGCTCACACATTTAGTACAAAAGAAATTGGATATCTTATTTATTTCTACAAGTTTAGTAAATATGATAAGGCTGCTTGGGAAAATCATGCTCCGAAGTCTTACAAAATTCTGGACAAGTTTGTAAATATGAATGAGCCTCTTACTTATGGTAAGGGTCTGACAATTATGATTGAAAAGAAAACTAAGCCTGAGATTATTGAGCTGTTCTTAGAAGGACATGTAGCTGAATTAACTCGGATGTTAGGAACTATGGGTTACCCCGTAGAGAGTTTAGAGATTAACATAAATCTAAAGAAATGAGTAAACATGATTCACTGGGTAAAGCCAGCAAAGAGCTAATGTGGAAAGAACCCTTCTATGGTTTCTTTCTGATTATGCTAAACAAGATTTGGACTAATAGAGTTCCAACGGCAGGCGTAAGTAAGAATGGTATTAACTACCAACTTGCTATCAATGAAGATTTCTGGGAGAAATTACCAGAAGCACATCACATAGGTTTACTAAAGCATGAGCTATTGCACATTGCTTTCTTCCACTTGAGTCAAGTATTTAAGTTTCCGGATCACAAGATGGCAAACATAGCTATGGACATGGAGATCAATCAGTACATTGATGATGAATATTTACCTGAAGGTGGTATTGACATCAAAGACTATGATGACATGAATCTTGACCTTAAAGCTGGTTGCCGTTATTATTATGACAAGCTTAAACAAGCTCAGGAAGAGAAAAAACAGAATGGTACATGTGGTTCTCCTAATATGGATAAACTACTGGATGGTCTAGAACAAGGACAATGTACCGTAGTTATAGGTGGTCCTGGCGGTGATAAAGAAGTAGAGATTCCAGAACATGCTACATGGGAAGAATTTGAAGATTTATCTGAAGCAGAGCAAAAGTTGATTGAACAACAAGTTCAAAGAATTCTTACTAATGCTGCAGAACAAACTGTAAAGAAGAGAGGTACTATACCGGGTAATATCCAACAGCTACTTGACAAACTTCAAAATTTGGAAAAGCCTAAGTTTGACTGGCGTGGTTATGTCAGAAGATTCACAGGTACATCTACTAAAGTTTTTACAAAGAAGCTTAGAAGAAAAGAGAATAGAAGATATTCTGACAATCCAGGTCTGAAGATTAAGATGAGACAACACATGTTGTTGGCTATTGATACTTCAGGTTCTGTAAGTGACACTGAACTCAAAGAGTTTATGGGTGAGATTTATCATATTCATAAGTGTGGGGTTGACGTTACTATTATCCAGTGTGATACAACAATTAAATCTATTGAACCGTTTGATCCCAAGAAAGATCTTACAGTTCATGGAAGAGGTGGGACTGAATTTGATCCCGTCCTAGAATATTATAATGCAAATCTGAGAAAGTATACAAGTCTTGTGTATTTTACAGATGGTGAGTGCAACTCATCTGTGCAACCAAAAGCACCAATATTATGGGTGCTGTCTGAACGGTCAAGTATGAATGATAGCCTTCCGGGCAAAGTGATTAAGTTAGAACTCTAAAAAGAAAAGTTATGAGCCAAGTACAATTGAACATTGATGAATTAAAAGGATTTTTGGGACACATGGTTAGAAATAACCAGTTCATTCAAGCTCAGGGTAAAGTTCCTGTAGCTGTAAATATTGAGGGTGATGCAGGTTTGGGTAAGACTTCTTCCCTAATGCAGCTCGCTGTTGAGATGGATATGGCTGTAATTAAGCTAAACTTGAGCCAGATAGAAGAGTTGGGTGACCTTGTAGGTTTTCCATTCAAAGAATTTGAGATTGAGAATAAAGAAGGTGCAAAGAAATGGGTTCAAGAAACTTTACTTGAGACATATGTCAAGAATGGATTTAGACCTACTAGTCAAAGTAGAATGTCTCATGCTGCTCCTGAATGGATTCAGGGTCAACAAGAAGGTGGTTTCCTAATCCTTGATGACTACACTCGTGCAGATCAAAGATTTATGCAAGCCACTATGGAGTTAATAGACCGCCAAGAGTATATCTCATGGAAGCTACCAAAGAACTGGCATATCGTCCTGACTACTAATCCAGACAATGGTGACTATAATGTAACCAGTCTTGACATTGCTCAGAAGACCAGATTTATCTCTACTGAGGTAAAATTCTGTGAGAAAGTATGGGCACGTTGGGCAGAGTCTGTTGGTATTGACGGTAGATGTATCAACTTCTTGTTGATGAATCCTGAGATAGTAACTACTTCTGTTAATCCAAGAGCTATTACTACCTTCTTTAACTCTATCAGCTCTATTACTAAGTTTGAGGATGAGTTACCAGTTATTCAAATGATTGGTGAAGGTTCTGTAGGTCCAGAAGTATCATCTTTGTTCACTATGTTCATTAATAATCAGATGGATAGAATCATTGCACCAAGTGACGTGATTAACAATCCTAATGAGGCTTATGTTATTGGTCAGTTGAACTCTGTAATTGGTACAGGAGATAACTTCCGTGCTGATATCTCTAGTGTGATGGCTACGCGTTTGATCAACTTTTGTTTGGTGCATTCACAAGATAAAGCAGTTCCAGATGCAATGATTAACCGTGTGATTAAACTACTTACAGACTGTGATTCATTCTCTGATGACTTGAAGTATTTCATGGTTAAGGAGATTGTCAATGGAAATAAAGCCAAATGGCAAAAACTAATGATGAACAGCGCGGTAGTCAAGATGGCTGTCAAGTAAAACAAGCGTAAAACAGTTCCCCTCTAAAAGGAACTTCTTACTAATTCAAAACAATGATAAGGCGGGATAATACTCGCCTTATCTAATTTAATTAAACATGGAAACATTTTTAAAATTCAGTATTGATCTGGAAGATGGCAGCTTTTGGCATTCAAAGAAACATGAAGACTATAAGATTTCAGTTAATATAGATGCTGTAGACGGTACCTATGATGGTGTTAAAAAGTTTGAGGCTAAGCGTGTATGTGATCTTCAGCAAGGTGATAAGTTATTCTTTGCTACTGGAGTTACTATACCAAGAGTAAAACTAAAGAATATCTATAATGAGTTTGGTGCTAAGTCTGTCAGAGATATAGATCAAGCTGATAAGGTTATCATTGGTCATAAGACTGATGATGCCCTATGTGATTATAGTTGGTCTTATAAAGTAACAACAGAAGGTTTCAAGAACTTCATGGAAGCCTTAGAGCCTGATGTAAACATTGATACTTATTATCTACAAAAGGTAAGAGATGCTTTAGAGTTCTACCAAAATGAATATGTTGTAATAGATAGTTATAGTTCAGCAAGACTACTAACTGATGCTGCCGTACCTAATCCTTTATCTAATGAAGATGCTCTGGGTAGTAATCCTTTTTACTATATCAAAGCAGACCGTGTAGAAGAATACAAGTCTTATCAAGGTGCAGATATTTATCATGAAGATTCTTTGCTTAAGTATATCAATGGTACAGATGCTGTTACTATAGATGAGACTATGTACAATACACTCTGCGGGATGTTTAATAGTGGTGACACAGACAATACTGTATTGGCAATGGAGATTATGGCTAACTCAAATTACTTTGAGAGTCTAGTTTATATTCTTATGTTGTTTGAAGAATATGGTAGTAGAATCAGTGATCAAAGAAGTAGAAACCACGTCAACTTCAAGGGTCTATGTTCTTATCTAGGTATTAGTCCTAATTATATTAGTAAAGATGATGTTGTATCGGGTCTACTCCAAAAAGATGCAGTTACTATAGAGAACATGAGTATAGTAATAAAGAAGTATCATAATGAGGTTTCTGGTCGTGGTGACTCAACCTACTTTAAAGTACAGGCTGTGACTTTCAATGATAAGATATCTCAGATACTTGAGAAGCAGTTAGTCAAGAGAGTAGAAGTATTTACACTAATTAAAAAAGAAGAAGATGCCATTGAGCCTCAACACACTGAACTCGGATCTAGTCCAGTTCTATAGTGAGAAGTTTTATTTTAGCTACTCAGGCATAAATAAGCTTTTACAATCCCCAAAATGGTTCTACAACCATTACATTCTCAAGCAAAAAGAAGATAGTACAGATACCCACCTCATAGCAGGTAGGGTACTGCACTGTCTATTACTTGAGCCAGATAAATTTGATGACCAGTTTGTAATGATGCCCGGGAAAATTCCCACGGCAAGCAACAAAGTAATTTTAGAACATATTTTCTATCATAATTACTTGCCATTACAAAATGAATCATTAACTTTGGAGGACTTCCCTACAGATATACTCAATCAGCTACTCTCAAACAATCTCTATCAAGCACTCAAAACAGATGCCCAAAGAATTGATAAGATACTTACAGATGATAACAAGGTATATTTTGATTTCCTAAAAGTTAAAGAGCAAGGTAAAACAGTTATTGACGCTTCTGTAAAGTCAAAGGCAGAAGAATCACTAATTAGCCTCAAAGCAAGTGACACGGCAATGGGGCTGTTACAACTAGGACATGACAACTCCAATGGTGTGACTGTTTACAATGAAGTAGCACTCAAAACAGAACTTACAGA